TGTCAATGTCGAAAGACATCTACGTTGAAGAAAAGCGCAAGATGAAGACTATTGGCGCTATGGAAGAAGTTGGTTCGATTGAACTGATGAAGCCACAGATCGACGAAGAAACAGGCGAACTGATTTACGAAAACAACTTGGGCGATGCCTTGTTTGACGTTGCAGTAGACGTTGGCCCATCGTCGAGCAGTCGCCGTGACGCTACAGTCCGTGCGCTTACAGGCATGATGGCAGTTACCACCGACCCGACAACCCAACAGGTTCTGCAAGCTATGGCTATCATGAACATGGAAGGCGAAGGCATTGGCGACATCAAGGAATACTTCCGCAAGCAGCTAGTCCAGATGGGCGTATTGCAGCCAACGGAAGAAGAACAACAGCAGATGATGGAAGCACAAGCAAACGTGCAGCCTGATCCGCAATCCGCTTACTTGCTTGCCGAAGCCGCTAAGTCACAGGCTCAGGCTATCCAAGCACAAGCTAACACTGAATATACCTTGGCACGATCGGAAGAAACCCGTGCTAAGACAGCAGAGACTATCTCAAACATCGACATTGACCAGCGCAAGTCGGCTATTGAGACTGCTGAAAAGATTGGGGAAGCATTGCGACCCAGTACGAATGTGGTTCCACCCTCCACACAATTTGGGTGAGTTAATGGGGTTAAAACATGAAAACGGCAGAACTGGATAACGACAACATCGAAACAATCGACATCGACACAGACATCAATGACCAAGCAGAAGATGAGACCAATTCCATCGACCTGGATGATGATGAGGAAGAAGATGACGAAGATGAAGTCGTAATATCTATCGGAGAGGAATCGCCACCTCAAGATGAAGAAGTTCGTGCGCCTGCTTGGGTGCGTGAATTGCGTAAATCAAATCGGGAAAAAGAGCGGAAGATACGCGAACTAGAAGCAAAGCTAAGTACCACAGCAACTGAGACCAAACCAGTTGCACTAGTAGCAAAGCCAACGCTTGAGAATTGCGATTATGATTCCGACGAGTACGAACAAAAGCTTGCTGACTGGTATGAGCAGAAACGCGAATACGATGCAGCCGAAGCCAATGCTAAAGCCCAGCAAGACGCTGAAGCTAAGGCGTGGCAGAACAAGCTTGATTCCTATGCGAAGGCAAAATCTTCGTTAAAGGTGCGTGACTATGACGAAGCTGAAGCAACGGCTTTAGATACGTTCAACGTCACGCAACAAGGGATAGTTCTACAAGGCTCTGACAACCCTGCTTTGCTTATCTACGCAATTGGCAAAAGCACTAAGCGAGCTAAGGAACTTGCAGCAATCACCGACCCCGTAAAGTTTGCCTTTGCGGTAGCAAAACTGGAGACTCAGTTGAAAGTAACAAACCGTAGGGCATCAACCTCGCCAGAACGTACAATCACCACAAGCGGTGGGCGTGTGTCTGGTTCCATTGATTCACAACTTGAACGCTTACGCGCTGAAGCTCTGAAGACCGGAGACTTGTCAAAGGTCATGGAGTATAAGCGTCGTAATAAGAAAACCTAAATTCTGGAGTTAATATAATGGCTAACGCTTTTTCAAAAGAAGAAATTGTTGCCTTTGAGAACATTCTTGAAGGCTTCAACGATGCTTTGATTCTGTCAAAGAACATCAACATCTACAACACCAACGGCGTAACTATGGAACGCGCTCGTGACACCATGTGGCGTCCGCAACCATACATCGCTCAGTCGTTCACACGTACCATCGGCAGCTCGATTGCTTCTAGTGTTTCGACGATGACCCAGCTTTCTGTTCCTTCGACCTTGGGCTTCAGCCCTTGCTCGGCATGGGAAATGAATGCTTTGGAACTTCGTGACGCATTGCAAGAAGATCGTTTGGGCGCTGCTGCAAAGCAGAAACTTGCTTCGGACATCAACCTTTCCGTTATGGATTTGGCTGCTGCTCAGGGTACGCTTGTTGTTGACGTAGCAACTGCTGCTGGCGATTATGATGACATCGCGCTTTGCGACAGCATCATGAACGAACAGGGCGTTATGGCTGAAGATCGTTACCTCGCTTTGTCGAGCCGCGATTACAACGGCATGGCTGGTAACTTGGCGATCGCAACTCGTTCGTTCACTGGCAACAAGTCTGCAAACGCGTATGAGCGTTCGTATGTTGGCCCAGTAGCTGGCTTTGAAACCTACAAGCTTGATTACGCTAACCGTTGCAATGCAAACTCGGCAACACGCACGATTGCAACCAACGGCGCACAAGTTCGTTACGTTCCAAAGGCAACTGTTACCAACGTTGGTGGCGTTCTGAACGTAGACAACCGCTATCAGACTGTCACTGTCTCCTCGACAACTGGCATTCTTGCTGGCGATGCGTTCACGATCACTGGTATCGAAGCTGTTCATCACATCACGAAGCGCAGCACAGGTCAGTTGAAGACCTTCCGCGTTATCGAAATTGTTGATGGCACTTCGATGGTTATCAGTCCGCCAATCATCGGCGCTAACTCGTCACCAACTGATGCTGAACTTCAGTATCAGAACGTTGAGGTTGCATCGACTTCGGCAACTGCATCGTTGAACTTCCTCAACACCACTGCATCGAACATCAACCCGTTCTGGCGCAAGGATTCGATTGAACTCCTCCCAGGTCGTTATGCTGTTCCAGATGGCGCTGGCGTTGACGTTCTTCGTGCTGCTACAGATCAGGGCATCGAATTGGTCATGACCAAGAAGTTCGATCCACTGACCTTCCAGACGCTTTACACGCTGGACACACTGTATGGTGTGGTAATGACGAACCCAGAAATGGCAGGCATCCTGCTTTTCAACCAAGTATAATAGAGATGGGGGAGGCTTCGGCTTCCCCCTCTTTCCTTTAAGGAGAGAACCAATGCCATTGAAAAAAGGTTTTAGCCGCGCAAGCATCGGCAAGAATATCAAGATGGAAGAAAAAGCTGGTCGCCCTAAAAAGCAAGCCATCGCCATTGCGCTCAATGTAGCACGCGAAGCCGCAATGAAAGCAGGCAAGCCATCGAAGGCTCCTAAGCGGAAGGCAAAGAAATGAAGATGGGCCTGTACGCAAATATCAATGCGAAGCGTAAGCGCATCAAGGCGCAGAAGGCTGCTGGCAAAACACCAGAGCGTATGCGGAAAGTTGGCAGCAAGGGTGCGCCGACAAAAGCTGCCTTCATTGCGTCTGCAAAGACTGCAAAGCCAGTTAAGGCGAAGAAGAAATAGTTATTCGTTTAATGCGTTATTTTCTGATATAAGGCAGCGCATTGAACTTGGAGGTTTAAATGGGTTACACAAAGCGCCAGTTCGTAACGTCAGCCTTTGAAGAAATTGGCATGGCAGATTACGTATTTGACCTTCAGCCTGAACAGCTAGAGGCTGCTTTGCGCCGTTTAGATTCCATGATTGCTGAATGGAATGCTGCTGGCATCCGTCTTGGCTATGCAATGCCAAGCAGCCCACAAGACAGCGACCTGGATACAGAAACCAATGTGCCTGACAGCGCATGGGAAGCTATCATCACCAACCTAGCCATTCGGATTGCCCCTGGCTACGGCAAGGCCGTATCTCCTGACACTAAGGTATCGGCTAAGGGCGCTTACAATGTATTGCTGCAACGTGCTACATTCCCGCTTGAACAACAACTTCCATCAACAATGCCATTAGGTCAGGGCAACAAGCCTTGGCGCTGGGATAATCCTTTCGTCCAGATTCCTTACGATCCTCTAAATGCAGGGCCTGATGGCCCATTTGAATGGAGTTAAACCATGCCTACAATTAATCAGCTTCCAACCGTAACACAGGTTCATGGTGGAGATCAGTTACCGCTGTTCGTAACCAACCAAGGTGACGCTCGTCGTTGCTCTGTCACAACGCTTATTGAATACATTCAGGTAAACTTTGGCGCTGTCACTTGTTCGTCGGTGCAGACAACGCCTGTGCGCTTTGACCAGTTGCCTAACGCTGTTGGCAATGCTGGTGCGCGTGCGTTCATCACAAACTGCAACACAACAACCTTCAACGCTGCCGCTGCTGGTGGTGGTTCAAACCAAGTTCCAGTGTTCAGCAATGGCACTAGCTGGTTCGTGGGCTAATTCTAATTCGTTAGGGGAACTTTGAAATGATTATTCAACCAGGTCTTACTCAGACTATTACAGACGTCCTTGTTCCTGCTGGTCAATATATCAGCATTGGGAATGTAGGTAACGATGCCACAACTGTATCGCTTGAGCCAATTGGCCCAGCAAGCTATGAATCCTACACCCAGATCGCTTCGCTTTCTAACAGCGCACAGATGTTTGGCCCATATCCTGTTGATCGCACTGTGCGTATTACCAGCGGACTTGAGTCAACAGCGCAATATGACGTAGGCGCTCAACCTTCTTTGCGTGACTTCCCGCTATTGACAATCGGTAGCCTTGAGGCTGTTGCTTTAGTTGAGCCAGCCGCTACCTTTGTTACGCTCACCTATGCGGATAACGCGGGTGATGTTAAATTGGTAAGTGCTGGCGTTCATGGCCTCACCAATGCAGTTTCGCAAGGCGCGAGCCTGTATATCACTTGGACAGGTGGGACGGCGACCACAGGCTTTTATGAAGTTGTAGACGCTGATACAGATACTGAGGAGGTAACAATCGACCTACCTTACGTTTCGTCAACTGTAACGATTAGCATTGCTGCACCTGGCGTAGTGACTTGGGCAGCACATGGCCGATCAGTAAATGACACTATCCGTTTCACCACTACTGGTGCATTGCCTACCGGATTGGCTATCAACACCACATACTATGTGAAGGAAGTGCTTTCAGCCAACACCTTCACCGTGTCCACATCAGCAGGAGGCGCAGCAGTCACCACCAGCGGTACGCAGTCTGGCACACAAACTGCTCTTGTTTGGTACGGCGTTGCAGTTGTTGCTGTAGCTAACACCGAAATTACTCTAGCATCCGTCACAGTCCCTGGCTGGTCAATGGGCGTTGGTGGCGGCATGGAGATTGACGCTCTGTTCACGTTGACCAATAACGCTACAGTTAAAACCTTGGGCATGACATATGGCGGCGGCGTTCTCTTGGCTGCTGCTGCGGCAAACAACACCAGCGCGTCTGTTCAGAAGCTACTATACAATCGTGGTGGCTCACAAGTTGTCAGCAACTCAACAACTTCTATAGGTCATGGCCTATCGACTGGTGCCAACGTGTTCTTGAGCGTTGACACTACACAGGATCAGACATTTACAATCACTGCAAAGCCAGCGACTGCGAATAACCTGATGCGCCTTGAAGCGTTTAATCTTTACGTAACTTTCTAATAGGAGAATTGAAATGCCAATGGTCGGTGGAAAAAAGTTCAGCTACGATGCAAAAGGTATGGCGATGGCTAAGAAAGCCGCCGCTAAAGCTGGCAAGGCAATGACAATGACCAAAGCCAAGAAGAAAAAGAAGTAAGCTGTCCAAGTGAAAAAGGATTCGCGCCTTACTCGTGCTGGTGTCGCTGGTTATAACAAACCAAAGCGCACACCATCGCATCCGAAGAAGTCGCACGTTGTGGTCGCCAAAGAAGGCGATAAGATCAGGACAATCCGTTTTGGGCAACAGGGCGTTATGGGTTCTCCTGCCAGCAAGGGCGAAAGCGAATCTAACAAGAAGCGCCGCGCATCATTTAAGGCTAGACACGCAAAGAATATAGCTAAGGGCAAAATGAGCGCGGCCTTCTGGTCGGACAAGATTAAGTGGTAAAGGAATTGATTTATGGATAATATCAGAACATTCGCCCCAGCTTACGGACAAGCTATTGCCGTAACCCCTGGCAGCACAAGTGCGAACTCTGTGTTCGGTGCTAACGTGACTACCCTTTGCATTACCAGCCGCAATTCGGTTGAGTGCTTTGTGCGCGTTGGAACTGGCGCTGGCTTGGCTGCAACGACTGCTGACTATCTTGTTCCGCCAAACGGTCAGGTCACCATCAGCAAGTTTTTGGATTATGATCGGATTGCATACATCGCCCCTGCTGGCGGTGGTTCGCTTCACATCATTCCAGGCGAAGGCTTCTAATGTTTTTGCTAACGCGCCTTCGGTCTCGTTTGCGTTATTTCAATGCAGACGGTGGCCCCGTACTTGGTGCGCTTCTTTTAGAGAATGGCGATTTCCTGACTCTGGAAGATGGCGGCTTTCTCCTGCTGGAATAACATATATCCATGACGCAGATTCCAATCCTTAGCGGCATCTATACGGACAATGGGCCGGACTTTCGCACGTCCTATCCTGTCAATATGATTCCAGTGCCAAAGAGTAATGGGATTAGCGAAGGCTTCCTGCGTCCTGCTGATGGCTTGGTGGCTAACGGCACTGGCCCAGGCGTTGATCGTGGCGGCATCAACTGGAATGGCGTCTGCTATCGCGTGATGGGTTCTAAGCTCGTTATAGTGTCCAGCACAGGTGCAATAACGATTCTGGGTGACGTTGGGAACAACGGTCAACTAGTAACGATGGACTACAGCTTCGATCGCTTGGCTATCGCTTCAAACGAAGACCTTTTTTACTGGTCGCCTAGCCTTGGCCTTGTTCAAGTAACCGACCCTGACCTTGGCATCGTTCTGGATGTGGTTTGGGTAGATGGCTACTTCATGACCACTGATGGCGAGTTTCTTATTGTCACGGAACTAAGTGACCC